CTTTCCTCTGTTCCCGTTCAAAAGGATCTACTTCACTACCAATCACAAAGCAGGTCACTTTCGTATCTCGACTTATCAATCCCTTTTTCATCAATTCACTTACGTACCGCCAGCATTGGGCCTTCTCATCAGTACTTATTGGAATGCCAGGTTTCTTTAGCTCAACAATAACCAATCGATCAATACCGACTTCAGCGCCTTGATCGTCGTATTGATGATAAGAGTAGCTGCCAACTGTTCCATCAGGCAATATTGCAAAATCCGGCCGGTTTCTCGTACCTGTTAAGCCAGACCTGAAAATGTTTTGAATGACTTTAGTCATCCCTTCGTTTGAGGTAAATTCGATAGTTTCGAATTCCGGACCAAATATCCAAAGGCCCTGATGAAACAATGGCTGTAGATCTTGAACCTCCCTTGTTTTGTCGTCTAAGTCTCGCTCTCTTAATTGGTCCAATAAACTTAATCTTATTTGGTAAATCATAATTAACAGGCACTTCTATACCAACCAACTCATACCCTTTCTTACTGAAATACATACCACGTTTCTTTTTAAACCACTCTAATATCAGTAATCCGTGATTATAAAATTCTTCCATATCAGATTGTTCACAAAATACTTCGCCACCATTTCTCTCCATAATCTGAGTGTAGTTTGTTTTCATTCTATGTAACAACATTTTTTTCATAGGAAGTGCATCAGCTGTCTTAATGGTATCATTATACATTACTGTAAGATAAGTTTGTAATACTTCGTGCATACTTGTACCAAAAAGGGTATGTATACTATCTGTAAACTCACCTAACTTATCAATGTAATTAAGTTTCCACTTATATGGACACGTAACCCATTGATTGTATTGACTATAACTTATTCGTTTCATTTTCCCCACTTACCACGACTAACAATTGTAGCCATAATTCCGTAATTTGAAACATCAAGATACGCATCTTCTAATGGTTCATCCTTTACTACTGATTTCTTATCACCAAGTAACAATGTCTTTACACGTTGTAACTTATCATTCATACGAAACCATAAACCTGTTAATGACAGTTTAATTTCTTCTGGTGTTACCAAAAAAGTTCCAACGCTAATATTACCTGGGCCATAATCGTGTTGCTTATGTAAGAATAATTCATATTGTTCTTTTTGAATATTCTTAAACTCTGCAGTCATTATTGGCCATTCTTCTTCCATCTTTTCTATAACGTCATACTCCTCTGACTCTGAACGAGGACTATCTTTTATAACCTTTGACATATATATCTCCTAATTTACATACTTGAATATACGAATAAAAACGTATATAAGTCAAGCGTTATTTTGTATTTCCTGCTTGATACATACCAATGCTACCCAAAACATTAAGACCAGCTTTTTCTATTTTCTTGGGTTCAACACCCCATTTTTTACATAGTTCACCTAACTCTAACATACCACCTTCTGTAAGCATATACATTTCAACCATATCATATGCTTCTTTTTTACTTACTTCGTTATGATTTGCTACTACGTTGATTAACCAATTTGGATGTGCCATTTCACTTCTCCCTTTTGTGTATTTTAACCATTGTTTACCTTTTGGTAACACATTTGTATATAATTTATACAAATCTTTAGGTTTTAAATTGTATTTTTGTAATTCATTTACGAGCTCAACCCATTCCATCTTCATTGATAAGAATCTATGAGTCATATAATTAGACCAAGTTTTTTTATCTTCTTCTGATATTTCTTCCCAATAATTAGGATTTTGAACGCTTGTTATCTGTTTTATGTGGTCGAACAGAGTTTTCTTTTTTATCAAAGATTTTTTCGTAGTTTTCTTCATACTTTTTTATATTTGAAACTCTATTAGAATCTCCCTTTCCTGCTTCTGAATATTTTTTACTCATAATGATGTTGTCTACCAAACTCACCTTTGTTTCTTATTTTCTTAATGTGTTTACCATATAACATACCAAATAAACGTAGTCCAATGTTATGAAAGAACCAAAGAATTATTTTCTCTCTCATATATCCAAAGTAGGAAAACTTGACTTGTTTTCATCTTCTTCGATACCACTACCTTTTAACATATCTCTAGGTACTTTACCACAATTACCACAACTATAAACATCAATCGGTACTAATGCTTCTTCACCTGTTGGTGATACTAAAGGTGATATTCTTTTAATAATTGTAGAAGCTATAAATAAATAATTTCCACAATACTCACATTTCATAGTTTCTGCTTGTTTCAAGTCAACTTTTACTTGTGCTTGTTGTGGTTTAGGTTTCTTCATTGGATGCATACTCATTTAATTACTCCTAATAATTCTATTAACATAGCCATTGCATTAATCTCTTTATCAACTACTTGACTATCTGATAACTCGTATCTTGCAATAATCAAAATACACTCTGCAACGTGTCCCGTACCATATGAATCAACTTCATCATATAATAATCTAAACAAGTCAGCAAAGTCTGTAATCTTATTGTCAGCCAATAGTTGTCTGATTTCTTTGAAGGCGTTTTTTTTATTTTGTGTTTCTAATATTTTTAATAATTTTAGTTTGTAGTCGTTTTGAATTATACTTGATACATCTAACTTTAGTCTACCTTTTACTACATTTCTTTGAGCTGAATTAATCACTCTACGAATATCTGGATAACCACTTTCGACTAAAACTTTGATATCTTCAGGTGAATCCATAATATTTTCTTTCACTAAAATACTATGTAGATGTTTTGCTACTTGACCTTTTGAAGGTGGGACAATCTGAAATGATTGACAACGACTTTGTATTGGGTCAATGATTCTCTCAACATAATTACAAGTCAATATAAATCTACAATGTTTTGAAAATGTTTCCATAAGATTACGAAGAGCAGCTTGTGCATTTGGTGTAATGTAATCACACTCATCTAAAATAATTATTTTAAAATCTTTAAAACCAATTGTAGATGCAAATTGTTTTACCTTTGTACGAACTGTTTCAACATTGTTTTCATCAGATGCGTTGATATATAAGTAATCACATTCAATGTTTTTCACAAGTATCTTTGCGAGAGTGGTTTTACCTGTACCAGCTTTACCGTATAATAATAAATGTGGTAAATCACCACTCTCAAGATACATCGATACTTTTTCAAGTAAATGTTCATTACCTAAATATGTATCTACACTTGTTGGTCTATACTTTTCTGTCCATAAAGTGTTTGACATTAATCTGTTTCACTCACTGCAACTAAGAAATAAGTAGATGTAAAGTCATCTATTTTAAAACTAATCTTTGCCAGACCTTCACTTGAGATTTGTAACAAAGCACTTTCACAATCTTTATTAGCAATCAACACTTCTTTAAATAAATCAGCATTAAATGAAATATTATCTATACTTGTGAACTCAGATGAAGTCACTGGTATCGTTACTCTATTTGTATTTACAGCAGAATAACCAATAACTAGTTTAGTTTTTTTATTAGTTTCATCTGTAATTACTGTAAACGTATCAGTTTCACTCAATGCAGATTTACCAGAAATAAACTTACTGATAAACTGTGGTGTAACGTTCAATGATAATTCAAATTCAGGAATCATTTTCATTTGTGGTGGTTCATTAATAATAGAAGTATCACTTAACATATAAGTAATAGCTGAGAAAGCATCATTTAAACCAATCGAGAAAGCAGTCTCACCTGTTTTGTTTATTGATAAATCTATATTATCATCTAGTACTGATAACAATTTTAATAATTGTTCAGTATCATATACACCTAAATCTGCATCTTCGTAAGTCCAATTATCCATATGAACTTCACCGAGAAGACTCTTGTCTCCTGATACAAATCGTGTACTTAGTTGTTGGTTGTTTGTCTTACTGTTGAATACAGCAGAACCTACTGTACCGTTTAAATAATATTTATTAATAAAACGGACCAGTTTTTTCTTACTTATCATAACATCTCCTGTTAATGTTTATAACCATATATACATATATATATATTAGTTTGTTTTCTCAAAATCAAAAAAATCTTTCTATAGTTTTAGATGAATCTGTAGGTTCACTCCAGTTCATACTTTCATATAACATCATAATCTTTTTATGTAACGCTTGTTTATATAATTTATCGTGATTTATATATTGTCGAATAAAATTTAATAACTCAATTGGGTCTTCGTGACCTTTATAAGCCATTGTATTTAAACCTAATGGATTTTGTTTTAGATATACCCATTTTATTTTCTCACCATTCGCAATAGAATTATATCTATTTGATATATTTTTATACTTTAAAAACTCGTTGTAAAATATTGAACTCTTAACGTGTACTGGTGTACCAGTTTTATAAGAATTAAACATTTGACCATCTTTATTATAATACTTACTAATATTTTTTACACTTGTTGGTATTGCTATTTTATCAAACTCCATAAGTTTCATACTGTTTTTAAAATTAATAATAAATTTATCTAATTCTTGTTTAGGTACATCCATCAAAATATCTTCTAATAATTTAGATAACATGGTTCTCATTGCTGTTGGAAAACTACTACGAACTGTATCTAAACCTTTTACCATCATTTTGTTAACTTTCTTACCATTGTCATTGATAATTTTTAGACCGTATCGTTTCTTTGTTACGAATAAACCACTCTTTGCAATAACCTCTTGTTTGATGTCAAATCTATGTTTATCTAAGTTACAAAACTTCTTAGCAAAATAATCATAACCATTATTGAGATACTCTTGAACTTCACTTGCAATCTCAAGAATTGCTTTTGACATTTTATCCTCATTTTTAATATCCATGTTTGGAAATCTTTTCTTTACTAGAGGTGTTGCAGAATAAAATACTGAGTCAGTATCAATATAAATACAGTAGTCTTTAGTGTCACCGAGTTCTTTATTATAATAAACGTTTGAAATCTTTTTTGTAAATTTAATTAAAGATTGACCACTGTAAGTTACAGCCTCCGCATTGTCTAAATCATAGAATCTAAATACAGGTAGTCCAAGTACACCATACAAACTATTCAACAACACTTTTTGTAGATACTGTCTTCTATCAAAATAATCTGATTGTTCTCTATTACCTTCTTCGTGAAACTTTTTAGATAACTTTCTATACTCGACTCTTTCATCAAACCATTTTTTTAACAAAGCTGGAAGTAAACCTGTCTTGTCTGAACGATACATCACACCGTTTGTCGCAACACTAACTTGTTCATTATCTAACATTCTTTTTAATTCAGACTCAGTATATCTACCTAAAACTTTTGAATTGTGTGTTATCGAATATGTTTTTTTGTTATCTTTTTTTAAAAATTCTTCTGGATTCCAACCTTCAATTTTACCAAGTTTTGTTTCTGGTGATATGTTTAATGACATAATACAAGACGGATACATTGACGTAATATCTAAATCATAAACCCAATCGTGTTTACCTCTTTGTGGTTCTTGTACGAAAGCACCTACAAACTTTTCTTGACTGTTTTTATTAAACTTCCTTGGTTTATTAGGAGCAACAATATTATTCTTTTTTAAATAAACTAAAATTGCACCCTCAAGATATCTTGAACTCATAAACACATTTTCATAAGGTACGTGACCAAGATGAGCCAGACCTTGAGCAATCCCAATAAAATCTAATTTATCATCAAGTTTTTTAATCAATCTAACGTCTTGAATATTATAATCTATAAACTTTTTTAAATCATTTTCATATAAGTCGTTAAGAGTACCATCATACTCTACTTTCTTTTCACCTATTTCGTACTCACCAATTGCATCTAATCTATAAGAAGGTTGTTCACTAAATGTAAATCTCTTATATAATCCAAGATAATCTAACACACTTACACCAGCAATCTTATACTTTTTAATGAACTCACTCCATTGTACGACACCTACTGGTGATAATAAATTAGCAACATCCCTACCTACAACTTGTTGAGCTCTATTATAAAGATACGTTACATCAAAAAATTCTATATTCCAACCAGTCAATATAGTTGGTTGTATTTCTCTGTACTTCATAAAAAATTGATTCAATAAATCATACTCATTTGTGAATGACTCTACTATAACATCATCCTCGAATTTTGCATCTAATTTACTATCTTCATCAAGTACATAACAAAAGTATTTATCAAGTAAACAATCATTAAAACCAATTGCAGTTATCTTATTCTCTGCTCGTGATGGGTCTGGAAACCCATTTGTCACTTCAACCTCAATATCAAAAATCATTGTACGATGTCCTTCTGATACATCATCTGAATCTGTATAATTATCTACTAATACTCTTATTTCTGGATTAACATCTGATTCAAACAACTCTGGTTGTTCTGGGTCCCAATCAGTAACACGTTTTAACTTATCACCATATAAAGATGTGTATGTACCTGCTCTGTTTTTAACATAAGCATATTTTTTGTATCTGAATGTTTGATGACCAAACTTATCATCCCAAACATGCATTGTGTTTGTTTTTCTATCGTAGTAAATGTTTTGATATATAACTATACCTCTTTAATTTGATGTGTGAATAT